GGCCTTGGTGGCGGCACGGAGCGCGGATCCGACTTGGCGGCGCATCCCGTCGAATGCTCGTCCGGCTTGTCGTACTCCTCGCGAGTCGAATGTGGAGACGATTGGCGCGACGATTGCCATGAGTTATCGCCTCCTCTGTGGTTCGAGTTTCTTGTTCGCGGTTTTAGCGTAGTCGCGGAACGAGGCCTCGATGGCTCGTTCGACACGGTTCGCGTATTGCTCCACGGTCGGCCAGATAGTGCGTGAGGCGTGACCGTAGCGGGCTCTGACGGCACGGATAAGAATCTCGCCGCTGTCTGTTTTGCCCTCTGATTGGCGTCCCATCATCTCGAAAGCCGCTTGTGCGCCGTGGGTCGAGCGGATGCGGAGGACAGGCCAGGAGCCGGCCGGTGCGCCACGTGGGCGGGTGCCTCGAAATTGGACGTTTATCTGTCGGCGGATGTTGCCAGGTTGCCAGCGGATCGCCTTGGTAGCGCCGTAGCGCGTCGATTTCCAGCGTGCCCAACCGGACACCGGTGGCGACCCTGGTTGTTTGTTTCTGATTGCTTGGACGAGGCCGCGGACCTCCTCGGCGTTTTTGATTCGGTCCGGTACCTCACGGCGGAGATCTGGGTCGATGCGTCGGAGAGCGCGGAGCGTTTCCGGTACTCCGTTTACCTCTCCGTCGATCTTCAGTCTCGCCATTATTGGTGCCTCTGTGCCTCTCTGTTCCTCTCATGGAGGACATCGACGATGGTGTAAAGCATCGCCGAATCGTCGAGGAGTGCGGCCGGTGGGATACCGGTCGCGATGGCCACGCCGGCGACTAGTCGTCCGACGGAGCCGGCTGGGTAGGGTCCGGCGTTTCGTCTCCCAGAGGGTCGATTGCGTCGAGTTTGGCGAGCCAGTCGTCCAGGTTCGCGGGGACTGGTCGGCCGGCGACGCGGGACGCCTCGTAGGCCATGACGGCGAGGTCTTCTAGTCCGATGTTTCCGTCGGTGAGCGCCGTCACTTTCTGTTTGGTGCGGCGTTCCCATCGGATCAGACTGAGCGGGGTCGTTACGACCTCGTATGTCTCGCCGTTTTGGGTGACTCGTAGCCGGAGTTCCACGGTTACTCCTCTCGGTTTGTTTGTGGTTTGTGTTAGGCCTTGGTGATGTCGCCGTCGACCTGGAATGTGAAATCGACCTCTAGGACGCCGTCGGCTGGGCCACCGGCCGTCGGGTAGACGGGGATGATGTCGCCGGACAGCGTTTCGGATCCGGCGATGCCCATTGAGAACGAGACGGCGGAGCCGGTCGCGGCGGCAGTCCACATCGCGTCACAGAACGAGCCGACCTCGCCCCAGTCCTGGTATGCGCGGACGTTCAGAGTCCACGTGGTCGGTTGACGGACCGCGGTGGTCGTTGTGAGGGTGACGTACTGGTCGACGGTCTCGTTCGGGACGAGCGTGACCTCGGCCACCTGGGCCGAGTAGTCCACAGAGTCGATCGTGACGTCGAGAGTGCGGCCGGTTTGGACAGTTGCCATGGTTATCTCCTGTAGGTGATGACGGCGAGTAGTTGATATGTGGGTAGTTCTTGGTTACCGACAGCGTAGACGCCGGCGGTAGCGGTTAGGGACGATGCCTCGGTGAGGTTCTCGATGATGGTGTCGGCGTCGGCGAGGATCGCTCGGAGGGCTCGGAGGTCTCCAGGTGGTGCGGCGACTACTGAGATTTGGAACGATAACTCGACGAGGTTTGGTGACATCGACCGGATGGTCGGCGGGTCGACGACGACTCCAGGTGGGCGGAGGTTCTGGACGTTTGAGTAGACGGCCAGACCGAACGTGGCGAGTCTCGCACATAGGTCGTTGTAGGCGTCGACGAGCATTAGGCGACCGCCGGCCGGTTGAGTCCGAGGAGTCGCATGATTTGCCCCATGGAGCCGACGGGTGCGACTACTGGGAGGTCTTGGAACGATTGGAATGAGTCGATCGAGCCTCGTTCGCGGAATAACGCTCCGGCGTAGAGGATCGTTCCGAGTCGTGCCGCTCCGTTCGGTGCTACGGTCGGGTTGTCGGCGTAGCCGCTGGCGCGTCGCCGGTGATAGGCGAACTCGTTCGCGGCGTCGACACAGGTTTCTAGCCACGTGGTGTCGGCTCCGGCGTCGACGTCGCCGATGAACTCCTCGACATCTTCCGCGGTAATCCATGTGACCTGTTCGACGAGGACGGCGGACGCCGGTGAGTATTCGGCGATGTCGTCCTGGTTGTTGACGAGGTAGGTGACCGTGTCGGTGCCGAGGTCGACGGTGTCGAGGTTGTGATGTCCGTCGAGTTTGTTGTATCCGGTCCCGTAAATGTGGACATGTTCTCCGGCGACGAGACCGGTGGCGTCGTCGAGGACGAGCGTCACGACGTCATCCGTGCAGGATGCGGTGGTGATCGTTGCCATCGGTCTCGTCGCCTAGAGAGTGCCCAGGGGATGGATCAGAGGTAGTAGTTCCAGTTAGCGTCGATGAACGCGGCGGCGAAATAGCCGCGCCACGCGACACGGGTGGACAGCGTCGCGGGCTGTTCCACTCGCACGGCGCCCTTGGCCTGCTCGAACAGGTTCATCGAGTCGGGATGACCGACGATCGCGGTGCCGGCGGCGAACTGGGTCGACACGACCAGTTCCAGACCGGCCGGTGAGCCGACGAATCCGCTCGCGTCGAGACGACCGAATGCGTTCGACGGGTTGAGGCTCGGGAACAGGAAATCTCCGGCGGTGGACTGGAGAATCGCGAGGTCCTTGTAGCGGTCCGGTGCGAGGAATAGGTGCGACGGCATGTCGCCGGTGCGGCCGGCAATCGTGGTGGCGCCGGTGAAGATCGCCGTGATGACCTCGTCGGCGTCGGTCCAGTCGGCGACGCTACCGCCGTAGGTGGAGCCGGCGACGAGTGCGGCACAGGCGATGGCCTCGGTGTCGCGGGCGTAGGCCTTGCCGAGTTGCTCGACGAGGATGTTCAGAGCCGCGGGATCGGTGAAATCCACCATCTGCTCGCTCGCGTCCACGTAGCCTCCTACGGTCTTCTTTTGCACGCTGATCTCACCGACGACCATCGCTTGGGAGGAGAGGGTGTCGTGTTCGGCGGCCTGCTCGTCGACAGTCGGGCGGGTCGTGATTTTTGGGATCGTGAAGATCTTGCCGTACTGGGGCATGGCGCGGAGGCCGATCGCGTCGATGAGCGGCCGGCGTGCCGACAGTCCGTCGTAGAGCGGCTGGAGAATGGGCTCCGGCAAGATTCCGCCGACGTCGCCGGTGTCGCCGGTGGCGGCGAGTACCTGGTGATCTCCGCGGATCATCGCGGCGATGTATTCGCCGGCGTCGCGTGCGGGTGCGGCGGTGATGGTGAGAGGCGCGGCCACGGGTGCGGCCTCGATCTCGTCGTGTTGGTCTGACATTGTCTCCTCCTCGGGAGTGGGTTCGGGTTCTGGTGTGGGTTCTGGGTCTTCTGCCTCGACGGCGGCGACCTGGTGGATTCGTGCGGCGTCGAATGCGCCGAACGGTACGAGTGAGAGTTCGCGCCACCGGCCGGCGGTGACGACCATGACGTCGCCGTCATAGGTGAACTCCTCGACGTCGACGCCGACGGATACGGCATCGAGAACGCCGTCGGATGCCAGGACGAGTGCCTCGTCGCCGGCCTCGGTGGCGCTGATCTTGGCGGCGAACATCATGCCCTCCTCGGTGTCGACTCGTTCGGTGACGATGCCGATGGGTTGGGAGAGGTCGTGGTCGCGGATGAGTTTGGGAGCGGGTCCGTCGGTGGCGAGGGATCCGCGGGCGAATCGGACCGGTCCGGTCGATGCGATCGCCGGCTGGTCGTAGGGGACGGCGAGGCCGGTCAGAGTGCGGCGTGGTGTGTCGCCCTCTGAGGCTTGGACGTCGAGGTCGATAGTGTTCTGGAGTTCGATTCTCATAGGTTGCCTCCGGCGCGGTTGATAATATCCCGCGCCTCGTCTCGGGTGATGACGTCGTTCACGACGCCTAGGTAGATCTTCTGGATGAGTTCGGCGATCTCGCGGGCCTCGGTGGAGTCGCTCTGATCGCCCTCGCCGGTTGTGTCGGTTCCGGCGGTCTCTTGGAAGATCGAGCGGTCGAACCGGACCACGTGGCCGCGTGGTGTGACCATGTCGCCGGAGAGTGTTTCCTCGATAGCGGAAAGGAATGGGAGCGCGTCCTGGGCGAGTTGGCGTCGTGCCTCGGTGGCGTTCTGATAGGTCATCGAGGAGCCGGTGGGTGCGCCGACCAGGTATGGGGAAATGTTCGCGACGCGGGCGAGTTCGAGGGCTTGGTGTTGGCGGGCCTCGACGAGTTGGAGCCGGCTGGGGTCCATGCTGGACTCGACGAACTCGGTGAACTCGTTCAGAGCGGCGATCGCGGTGCCGTTGTCGCCGGACCGCATTTCGATCCAGGCGCCGGCGAGTTCGGAGAGTTCGTCGGCGGTCATGGGTTCGCCGCCGGTTTGGCGTAGGTAGCCCATAGCGACGGGATTTGTCGAGAATCGTTGGGCGGCGAGTTCTAGACGTTCGGAGGTTGTGATCGCTCTGGCGCCGGCGGAGAGGACGCTCTCGACGGGTGAGTAGAACACGATGACGTCCTCGATGGGGATGCGTTGACCGGAGACGGTGATCTCGGTGATGCCGCCGATCGGATAGTTACCCTCGACGACTGGGCTTTGGAGGTTGACGAGTTCGGCGGGGAGCCAGGAACACGATGACGGGAATCCGGTCGAGAATCGTGCGTCGATGTGCCAGTAGGCGCGACCGAAATGGAATAGGTCGTCGAATGTCCAG